AATCTCGATGGGTCGATTGATTTGCGTAGGAAAACCAATGACACGGTTGTTAGTCTATTGGAATCGAGAGGATTCGATAGACTTGATGGTGACTACAAGTATTTAATAAAGATGCCGATGGACTCGGTGACTCAGGAGAATGTGGATGCAATCATGAAGGAGAAGGCGGATACGGAGGAGGCACTCGAGACTCTAAAAGCGACAAGTTGCGAGACAATGTGGATGCGCGAACTCGCGAATTTTGAGACAGAATATGCGAAGTATAAATTGGCAAGAGAGGCAATTCAGAACCCGGAACCTGCTGCTGGCACTGGTAAAGAAGGTAAGAAGAAGGTGGGAACAAAGGTTGTTGTAAAGAAGATAGTAAGTAAGAAATAAATGTAATTAACGTAACGAATAAAAACTTTAATTTATGCATTACTTATATATTGTAAGTAATGTCATTAATACTAAAAAATAAGTCAGTCAGAAAACTAGTTTTGCCCATATTAACTATCATTATTTTTGCATTTATCATTCAAAAAATACTACAATACTGTTTTGAAATATACACATTCAATATGTTTTCTTTTTTGAGAAACATCGTTTTTGTTATTTTACTTTGGAATGTAAATCGAAATAAAACGCTATCGAATTATGATTACGGGTTGATTCTATTTTTAATTTCACTTTATTTTTATAATTATTACTTGGAAACTGATGCAGAAAATATTTATCTTGGACAAGATGTAGTTATGCTACCATTAACCATTCCTGGATATTATTTTATTCATTTAGATAAGTTGCAAACAAATAAAACAATTATTCGAGACTATGAGGACGTGTATATACCGAATCTTTCGCCGACGCAAAAAGATAAAAATATTTGGTATCAGTACAATAATTTTCAGATTGGTGACGTAACTTATTATATTATTTTTACTAGTATTTCGAAATATGACCCTCATTTATCATTTTGGTTTCATTACGGGAATCATAAAACGAAAGAATCTTATCATTATAATGAAAAATTTCCTTTAAAACAGTTTATAACGTCAAGAAATGGGGATGAATACACTTCATTATGTAAAACTGATAATTTTGAATACAAATACATTATTGATTTTTCAAAAAATAAAAATTCAATTTATTTAAAAACAAAAGATGTTGACTTTTTGTATAATGGTGTAATTGAAACAAAATACAATCAATTTCTTGGAAAAGTTTTCCCATTTTCACTATTGGGACACTTTATTCCAGGGATTCATGGGCAAATTACTGCTGATAATGAAGAACGATTCAATGACCAACTTATTATAACTGGTGGAGAGGCGATTATAAACAATATTCAATATAAAAATTGTTCTGCTTGGCAAGATACTTTGATGGGATTAAATACTTATTTTATGACGACGTGGTTGTGGGTTTATCAGAGAAGTGAAAATTTTTGCATATACACAGTTTGGTATAGTGATCCTGAATATTATAATTCTCCTGATACAGTAAAAATTATATATATATATGATATCAAAAACAACAAAGTTATAGTAAATGGATCGACATTTACATCAGACAGAAATTTTATTAAATTTACTGGCGTTAGCGAATGCGTGGTAGACACGTTGGGAACTAGTGTCCAACAAAAAGAATTCTATTATAAATACAATATCAAAACTCCAAATTTTTATGCAAAAATTCAATCCGTAGAAGGTTCATCTATAAAAGTATGCGACGACAAATATATGTATGAAAGAGTCGATAAAAAGGTAGATTATGAAAATATGGAAGAATTGATGAAAGTTATGGAAGAAATTAGATATGACGAATTTTGCAATAAATCAATGTTTCATATCATATATAATGGAAAAGAGTATAATGAAACTGCAACGGTTGTGGTGGATAGCATGACTTGGAAATATGGATGGCCTACCGGATATAAAAAAAGAAATAGTAGTTTCTTTTCATATGATCATCCTTTTTATACAAATGATGCAAATCGCGACAAATTAAACGGTAAAATTTAAGATCTAGACGAGGGGATTAAATTCAATATTTCGAATCATATATGAAATCATTGATATGTTTTTTACTATTATTAAAAATGTCAAAAACAAGGAATATGCATAATACTAACGATCTTGATTCTAAAAAATTGTTATTGAAAAAATGCATAACACATGGTATAATCACAGCGAATATAACTAAACTAAAATTATTACAAAAATAAGGATTTAGTAAATAGTAAATAATTAAAACGATTGTTGACAATACGACCCAAAAATCTTTGGGTATTATCATACTTTCCATTTTCACAGTTCTATTTTGAATTGTGAATATTGGAGTCGTCACTGTTAAAAATGCAAGTGAAAGTATGACAAAAAAGTTATTAGTTGAATATATTAACCCAAAAAAATTTAAACGCACAAAGGTTGTAAGTACTTTATTTACAACGTCTTGAAAACATATATAAATTAAAGATATGAATAATAAAAATGAACCGAACACAATTAATGTCAACTTTATCATTGTTATTGGTAAATATCCAATTGTATAAGGAATAAAACAAAGAACAAATACGGATAAACTAGAAACTACGAGTCCTATACGTTTATCTTGAATATAATAATATAACAAACTGAGTGTAATTAACAAATATAAAATGTTGAAATAAATGCTAGTATAATTTAAACAATTTATTATCTTACGTGTATTATGTATTTGGTCCATCTATATCATATAAACTATTACTATTTATTATTTTTAAAGAAAAATATGTTAAGGTCTAGACGTGTGGTTTGATGCTGATGCGCACTATTATGAAGTGCGTAGTAGCGTAGGTCATCAATCCACACGACCGGACGTTAATAAATAGATTATATATCTATTAATAGTTATATTGACATTTTATGTGTTGGAATCAAGATATATCCATAAATACTTTTTTATTTGCGTGTTTTGCATTATGTTTTATTTACATAGCAAATACTTACACAAAATATAAATCTCCTGTATTTACGAGTCCATTGGGTTATTTGTTAATGTTTGAAGTGGCGCTAATCCAATTAGTTGAATTCTTTTTATGGCGAAATTTGAAAAATGAGTATATGAATAAACGGTTGTCTATGTTGGTGGCATTTATTATTTGTTTGCAGATGCTGACTCTCATTCTAATGATCCCAAATGATACATACAAGAATTTGATGTTGATTTTCGTATTAGCATTTTTGTTATTCTATTCCGCGTACAAATATGTATACAATCCTATTGCATTTCATACTTCTGTTGGAAAAAATGGACATTTGGTTTGGGAATGGTTACTTCAAAATGGATGGGAAAATATATTTTTGATAATTGCATTATCGTTTTATTTAATACCTGCATTAATAATAAATAATACACCTTTTTCGATTTTCTTGATAACGTCATTATGTATTTCTATAATTATGTATCTAAAATACCAAACGGCCGGAAGTATGTGGTGTTGGATTGGAAATCTATTTTTACTTTATTTTGTTGTAGATATTTTGCTGATACAACCATTTTATGAATACAATGGATTATGTTGAATCGCGCAAAATATAAATAAACGATTCAAATGTTTCTGCCGATATCATAAATAAAAATAAATGAGTTACTTAGATATAATCTGTCTAACATTTGCTGAAATTGTCGGCGATTTCGGATACAAAGAATTCGCAAACAAAGGCGGAATTCAACCATTCGCGATTGGTTCCATCGGTTATGTAGGTGTCATATTCTTCTTGATAAAATCATTGCAGGGTTCTAGCGTTTTATTGGTGAATTCGGCATGGGATGGAATTAGTGCATTGGTAGAGTCTTTAGCAGCATATGTCTTGTTAGGGGAGAGGTTCGATGACCCCTACAAATATATTGGAATCATATTTATTACAATAGGATTATTTTTCCTCAAATTACCTGTCGTAAATGAACACAAATTCGTGTTTCCTAAACTATTTCAATAATCAATCCTATTGTTTGTATGAATTTGAAAAACGGACTATGCAAAGAAAATATGGTCATATCGTAAAATGAAAATCGCATTTTTGATTTTTTGTATTTCATCATTTACCGTATTCACGAATGCATTGAACCAATTATCCTTCAGTGGCGGTGGGTCATTCGGAGCAGTGGAAATCGGTATTCTGAAGCGCCTTCAAGAACTCGAGAACAAGAATTTCGACCTCTATACAGGGATATCTGCCGGGGCACTCAATGCCGGTTATCTCTCTTATTACAAAAATCTGAATTTAGGCATAAAAAGTGCAGAACTACTTTACTCGAACATCAAAAACAAAATGATTTATGACATCTTTCCGAGTACGGGAATATCATTGCTAAATACCGACCCTCTCCGAAAAACCCTCGCAAATATTGTGCAGACAATGCCAAATTCGCCTGCAGTTCATACACTTATTGGAGCGACAAACATGTATTCTGGAAAACTCGACATCTATAGTTTTGAAGACCAATCCGACGATGATAAAGTCCGATTGCTGATGTCGTCGAGTGCCATTCCGGGTATGTTTCCTCCGATTAAATTCAAAGACCAATTGTATGCCGATGGTGGGACACTCAGCAATGAATTGATTGATGTGGAGCATGACAGTAGTTATCTGAATATCACCTTTATCACTCCATATGAAGATTATACTTATAATGATACGCCAATCAATTCAATCAAAGATATGTTGTGTAGGACTGCAATGATTGTTCTGAGCAATTTCAATAATCCGATGTCTTCACTCAATGAAAATTGCCGACTACCGATTGGCGAAATCAATAAGTATTATGTCCCACCAGAGGTTCTGAAAGGATACAATATTCTGAATTTCGATAAAGGCGAAGAACTGATTGATATCGGATACAAGAATATGATTCATAAGAGGTTCAGTCTTTGTTAGAAAATCCAAAGTACAGCAATGATTTTTATAATCACATTTGTGACCACAAATCAAGTCAATGAATTTGTGGTCACATCGATTTAGGAGTGCTGAATATATTGAAAAATGAAACGTAAACTCAATAATCAGATTCGGTTTATTTTATTGTTTCTGTTTCTGATATTTGTATTGTTGCATGTTTATTTTTTATTTGAATATGAAGAGTCGACGGAGAATTCGACAAGGACGTTAGAAAAAGACGGGTTTTGTTGTTTCAAGACGAAACGTCGAGAAGAGACGGAAGGTCGAACAGATAAAGGTCGAGAGGATAATCCATCTAAAAACCATGAAAATGAACGCACTAAAACACTCGAAAGACTTCCTCCCAACTACGTATTCCTCGACTATGAATACACAATATATTCTGCTGCATTATCTACATTCCATCGCGATGTCACGTCGAGTCAAACCCTATATAATTGTCAGAATCCAGTCTATACTCTCATCGTGTATGAATATGAAGGTGATTTACTGTCTATTTGTCCTGCGAGTGAACGAACATGGCCATTCGTATGGTCTCGCATCGTCAATTTGAGTGGTCCAAAAGGAACATGTGTGCTTTTTAACTCGGAAATACTACATGCCGGTCTTCCAAATCATTGCCGTCCTAGATTCGCGCGGCAATATAAGATTTGCCACCGGGATGATATAAAGAAACTCGCGCATTTACAGGGTGTCCGTGCGAAAAAAGACACCGAATGCGTCGATGATTTCGGGTCGAGAATGAAGCGTAAAATATCGTATTATTTTGCGTTTCTGATTAATCACGTTTTCTATCCATTTTTGATGCAGAAATGGGACGAAGATACGTGGATGGGACAGATGCAGTCATTGTTACCGGACCATCAGTTTTATAACAACATATAAAGGTCTAGGTCTAGATACCGCTTGTAGTAGAATAAATGTTGGATTGGATAGCGTTTGCGTCTAGTGGGGCAGACCTCATTTCAACAAAAGGTCTAAACTCCAGTGATTTATAGGTGCGGTCATTCGGTAGGGGTCTATCGATTGGTTGCGGTAACGTGCTCTGCGATATCAAATATTGGAAATAGCCGACCGCTTCAGAATACACATTCGGAACCGCATAATCTAGAACCAATTTATTTAGACGTTCGACTTGTCCTTTGATGTCTTTAGGGTAATGTTCCGCATATTCCATGTAGATGCCTCGCATAATGATTTTCAGATTATCGATATTTTGATTCGGAATATTGATTTTGCCGCCGGATAGTTTGTACACATTTGCCCGCAATGCATTCTGAATAATCTGTATGTTTTGGGCAGAAAAATAGACTTGCGCCAAGACATTCCATTCCATGATACCATTTAGCGCCTCGCTGTATTCGGTCGGTTTGTTGCGGATATTGACCCGTTCATGCATGCGAAACATGGCATCCGGGTCTTGAAGAACGGCAATGTCGACCAATCCGTTCTGTTTTTGCCCTTCGAGAAGACGAGCAACATTGGTAGGACCATTTTTGTCCGGTTTATTTTCAAACGGCATCCAGTTATTATCGGGAAATAGGTTACTAAATGATTGCATTCGATTCGATATAACTTGCGGAGAGAAATAAATGGATTGTCTAATCTATTTGTTATATATATTTTAAATTATAAAATGGACCCTTTTTTCATGTACGTTTCAATTGGCGCTTTAGTGCTTCTTATATTAATTTTGGTAGTTGTTGGGGTTGCCATGACACAACTTACTTCGCTCGACCCATTCCCGCCAATCATGAACGCTTGCCCCGACTATTGGGACGTGAGTGCAAACCCTGCCTATTGTGGAGTCCCCGTAAACCAAAGTATGAATAATTATGGGTACATTGTTTCCACGAACGGCAAAGTGGATACCACGAATAATCAAAATATCGGAATGTGTCTTGGAAACACATCTAGTTTTGGATGCAGTACTGGAAAAACTTACTTGAATTTGGATCCTGCTCCATCGGCGTCAAATTTCCAATACGTGCAATTAAGCAATAACCCGAATTGGAGCACATTGTATCCTGGAATATCGGAGCGGTGTGCACAGAGGAGTTGGGCACAGACCATGAATATCAGTTGGGATGGAGTAAGCAATTATAATGGGTGCTAACGAGGGAACCAAAGGTTCCCTTCGCAACCCTCCTTTAAAGGGAACCAAGGTTCCCTTTTAAACCCTCCTTCTTTGCGACCGCTTAGCGGTCGCTTTGCTCATCACTATTATTCATATAATAGTGATGTTCGTTAATAATAAGCGACCGCTTAGCGGTCGCAAAGAAGGAGGGTTCCGAAGGGAACGTAGTTCCCTTGAAGGAGGGTTTAAAAGGGAACCTTGGTTCCCTTTAAATAATATAGATAAATATTGCAAACCTATATTATTATTATTTATTACAACCATGGATTCTTCTTCCTCGCATCAAAATACACGCATCAATCAGATGAAACAAATTCAATCCCAGGCACTCGAACTTTTCACCCGAAAGAACACCGATTACGGCGACGCCTTCGCAGAATTCGGTGTCATCGGCGTTCTTATGCGAATCGAAGACAAGATAAAACGCGCATTATCCATCACAAAAAACGGGATCAACCTAGTCAACGATGAGAGCATCCGCGACACCATGTTGGATTTGCATAATTATGCTGCAATGGCACTTATGCTTTTAGACGAAAAATAGTGCCCTCTGATTTTATCAATATTTGATATTTTAGTTATATGAATTTAATTTAGTTAATATCAAATGTGAAGCGCTAGTGAAGATTAAAAGTCGAAAGGAGGGTTTCGAAGGGACACAATGCAGTCGGTCAATCCATTAGACTTCTGCGACCTTTGGTCGCCGTTGTCTAATAGACTTAAGCGAAGCAAATCGCCTTAGGACCTTTGGTTCCCTTGTTCAAATGGAACAACCTCCTCCTCGCCATCCCCTTCGTTTTCATCGTCGTCTTCTTGTTCTTTAACTTGATCCACATTCGTATCCTTCGATCCCGTAATAAATTTGAGCACTTTCGGCACCTCTCCATGCAACGTCTCCAACTGCCTCAAAGATGCCGCACCCTGATTCAGTGCCCTAACTGGTGTTTCCGTTTCTGTACCAGGAACCACCATTTCCATCACATTGTACCTCATGAGTCGCAAGTTATTCACTTCCGGCATATATTCCCGAATATAAATATCCATGGCAGCATTCAATTCATCGCGGTTCTCGGACGACTCGTATTCCTCCATATGTGTATTCATTGCTGCCTTTATATCCGCGAGTCTCTTTATTTTCGATTTTATCAATTCGCGTTTGTGGACATTGAACCGTTTGTCCTCTCGCATTTCAAGATCGGTCTTGTGCAGAAATGCAAATAAATTGTATTCTTCAATCAAATCTTTGAATTTAGTGACGGTTTCTTGTTCCGAGGCGTAGTTAAAAAGCACGTCCATTTTCTGGCGAATAATCTTATCTTTTGTATCATTCAGCGATTTTGCGGTATATTTCGCAAACTGGTCGTCGCTTTCAAATCTGCCTTTAAATATCTCGATTTTGAGATTACACGGTTCTTTCGTATCCGCACAATAGGCAATCAATCGGTCCTCTCGCATTTTAAACACGGTTCCCACTGGGCGTTTACAATTGACACATTTCGGGCGAAGTTCTCTGGCAATTTTCCTCGCACGTTTTTCGCCTAACCCGTGCCTCAGCGCATTCGATCGCGCAATGGATCTTGCATCACTTGCTTTATTCTCGTACTTTGCCTTCAGTTTGAAATAATCGTGCATGCTTTCCACAAAATCTGCCTCGGTCCCTTTCGCCCGGGTGTCTTCTTCCGACGCAGCATTCTTAGGCAAGAACGCATAATCCAGCAAAATATTCGGATTCCCGTCTTCCACTTGCAAATCCACCAGAGATTCTGGTATATTTTCGATGCGAATCATACGATTATTGCGACAGTGTAGGACGCGTAAGTTTTCGAGTGTATGTAAGTTAAGCATGGCAATTTGATTATTGTCGACATAGAGTTCCTCTAAAGATTCGGGCAATTCGTTTTTGCTGAGAGATTTTAGTCGGTTGCCATTCAGTCTTGCGACTTTTAGGTTTTTCAATTCCGACAAATCGATCTTTTCAATATAATTGCGGTTTAAATTGAGTTCGACCAGTGAATTCGGAAGTCGTGGCGCTTCTACCAAAAGGTGCCCCTCGAATTTCACGTTCTTGACGCCATCTGGAATTCCGACTACTTCGGTTATTGCTCCTCCTTCTTTGGTTATAATCGAAGTGATATTGAGAGGACGCAGTTTTGAGAGGTTGATATCGCCTCCGACAGGCATCAATGGAAACGAGAATTCGGTTTCTCTGGAACTGATTGCCATATTCTGGATTTTATCGTCGACCGCGCGTTGAGCATTGTCTTTTTCTTTTGCTAAATTACGTTTTGCTAATATTGCATCCATTTTTATTGATTATATTAGGTTATTGTACGATATATATTTGATAGACATATCGTAGAGGGAACTACGTTCCCTTCGGAACCCTCCTTTAAAGGGAACGTAGTTCCCTTTTAAACCCTCCTTCAAGGGAACTACGTTCCCTTTGGAACCCTCCTTCTTTGCGACCGCTAAGCGGTCGCTTTGCTCATCACTATTATTCATATAATAATGATGTTCGTTAATAACAATAATAATAAGCGACCGCTTAGCGGTCGCAAAAAAGGAGGGTGTTAGAGGGAACCTTGGTTCCCTTTAAAGGAGGGTTCCGAAGGGAACGTAGTTCCCTTGAAGGAGGGTTTTAAAGGGAACGTAGTTCCCTTTGTATAACGGGCAACCCTGATATTTCCGCCCCCGCTGCAAGTCGATTCGACTCCTGGATCTGCTGATTCTGCTCTTGAAAAAACCGGATTTTGGATAGCACATACTCCTGGTCTTTTATTAGTTTATAATTTGCTTCTTTCTGTGTAGGACGGTTCGTATATCTATAATAAAGCACTGCGGCAACGATGAAGAATACTCCGAAAACAAGACCGGCATTCCATAGAATCCGATGATATTTGATACGAATTTCATGCGATTTTTTTAATGCGCTGTCTAAATATTGAATGGCAGATGTGTCGATTAATTTTGGAGCAGGACCATCTTCAAAAGATGTCATTTTAATGTCTCGTCGTATTTTTTGTTGCCCATGGGTAACGGAAAACACGAAGAGGCATATACGCTAGTCATATGTGTTTTTGCCCATATGACTAGACATTAAAAAAAGATCAAGAAACTGAGCACAAACAGATAGCACAATATTGCCAAGAATATCGCGACTAACCAGATTGGAACAACCGTCTTCTGTTTGTACCCCACTCCAAATTGGCGAAACCCGCCATCTTTCGTATAAAGAAGGGCAGGTTTGAATTGATGGATCAGTGTAAATATGACCAAAAATAGCAAAATCGAAATGCTCGTTATGTTTACGCGAATGAAACTTTTATTCAATCCCGGAATTTTCATTTATTCTATATTAATGTCTAGTCGTATTTTTTGTTGCCCATTAGACGTTAATGGATAGAGTTATTCCGAGTTCGACAATACGCTAATACTCGTCCCTCTCTCCATCTTCCTCGTAATAGACACCATCCGTATAATCCTCGTCCAAATTATCCCACCCATCCCCCTGGTCATAATCCCCCGACTGTTGTATTCTTTCTGCTCGCTCTAAATCCTCCACATCCTCTCCCCCTTCGACGCCAGTATTATTTGCATTCTGTGCAAGTGCGATTTGAATGGCATTCGCGACCCCATCATCATCTGTATGCCATTGCGCGATCTCCTTGTCGTATACTCCCTTCTCGTATTGATAGAGTCCTTTCTGCATCCCCACATTCCACCGACCGATTTTATGACTTCGGAGTGTCTGTTCTACCCGGCGCTCATCGCGACTCAGATTCGCTAAATAATCGGTGATGTCCTTCTTGTCTTTGTATTTGAGAGAATTTGTCGATTCGATAATATCCTTGTAACTGCGATTGAATGCGGTTTTCGTGGCAAGTTCTCTGGTCAAAACCGCGTACAACCACTTCGCGGCAACCTTCTTCAATTCTGCGGCGTCGCTTTCGACAATATGAACCTGCCGTATTTGAGAGGTTGTGCCGTAGTCGCTATCTTCCTCTAAATTTTCAAAAACGTCTTCCGGGGGTTCATTCTCGGCAATCCGTTTCCGCTTTCCCTGTTTCACCTCCTCTGCCCGCATCTCCATAAATCGGCGGTCATTTGCTAAAATCACGTACTCATGAACCGCGGACAAGAATCCATATTGGTAGAGAAGAAGGACGGTTTCGTCGCTGAAAAGTGACCAGTATTTAATGCCGTTGCTAATGAGAGGCGCGAATACGGGTATCTGTTCGACAAACAGCACTAAATCAGTGAGATTCGACACCGCGGTATTCAAATACTTGCCAAATGTGGTTTTGGAAATTTCTCCGGACAATGCCGCAATGTCCTTGTAAAAGGATTCCGCGGCATCCTCTAAATACTTGCGATGGGCGACCGAGAATGCCCAATGTTTCGGCGCCTCACTCTGGAACCGGTTTGCTAAAGTCTTGTTCGGATATACCTTCGACACATTGTAGACCATATTGTAGACTTCTTTCACGGCAGTTGAGAGGTTGCCGATTTTCCAAGACGACACATTTTCCAAAAAGGTCGATATTTTATCGAGATTCCCTAAATTCAAATTTGCGTGGGAGTCTAAAAAATCGACGACGACCTCTCGCATTCCGTCATTTGCTCTTTTCAAATAGAGATTGAGTTTTCGAGTAGTTGCGCGTTCTTCGTGAATGACCACTTTCGGGTCATATTCGTCTAAAGTGAGTCGCAAGAGTTGGCGCAACCTCTCTTCCACTAAATTCGAATTCTTGTCGTCAAAGTAGTTTAGCATATCCTTCAATCCGTCTAAAGCAGCAATCTCTTTTTCGGGTTTCTTGTGAACCATGTTTCGCCCGTTAATCACGCGCATGATAGCGTA